TGGCGAGATCGACGACTTGAAATACTTCAACAACAAGATGTGCCGCGGGCTGCGTGTGCCCAGTTCCTATCTGCCCACCGGTCCTGATGACTCAGATCGCACACTCAACGACGGTAAAGTGGGCACAGCACTGATACAGGAATATCGTTTCAACCAGTATTGCGAACGCCTGCAACGCTTGATCATACAGAAACTGGACGACGAATTCAAGATGTTCATGCGGTGGCGTGGATTCAACATCGACTCCGGTTTGTTTTCCATCACGTTCAATCCGCCACAGAACTTCGCCAGTTATCGCGAAGCCGAACTAGACACCAGCCGTGTGTCGGTGTTCAGCCAGTTGGAACAGGTGCCTTACATGAGCAAGCGGTTCCTGCTCAAACGCTATCTTGGCCTCACAGAAGACGAGATCGTGGAAAACGAAGCACTATGGCACGAAGAGCGGGCCAAACCCGAAGCACCTGCAGCACAGGGCCAAGACCTGCGTGGCGTGGGCGTGAATCCTGCGGATCTGGAATCTGACATCACCACGGGCACAGAATTGGCCGGCCTGGGAGCACCTGTTGAGCCTGCAGTAGATGCTGGCACAGCACCGGGACAACAGCCTGTCACAGCCGTGGGAGCACCGCCGGCCCCGGGCACCGTACCACCCGCATAAATATCTTCATGATACTGAACGAACTCTATGATCGCAGTCCTGCAGCCTACCAAGATGTGGCACAGGACAATTCACAGCCTCGCCTGGGCGATCTCCGCAAGACCAAACTCACGCTGCGGCAGATCAACAAACTGCGTCGCATGAACGATGTGCGTAGTTACGAGTTCAAAGAAAAACTCAAACGAGTTCAACAGCAGTATGCTCCTCCGGCACAGCCCGTGCTGTGATACAAGATCCTCCGAGATCTGTAAAAAATCCGTAATATTCCAAAAAATCCACCGTAAAACACGCAGTTTTCTCTTAATGGTGTAAATATTCTACAGAGCCATTACTTTGGAGGGACTCATGAATAAATTTGAACAACTGATCGAATATGTGATCAATGACGAAGAGGCGAAAGCCCGCGAATTGTTCCATGACATCGTCGTGGAAAAAAGCCGTGCCATCTATGAAGAAATGATGGAAGAAGAAACCGTCGAAGAAAGCGAAGAGCAGATCGACGAAGAGTCAACTCATGCCGAAGACGACAAAGCCGAAAAAGCCGGCCGTCGAGTCACCAAAGACATCGAGTATGATGACAAAAAAGACAAGATGGACGAGTCCGAGGAAGCAGTAGCAGAAGACTTGGGCGGCGATCAAGCCGATGATCTCATCGACGACATCGAAGTGGAAGAAGAAGGTTTGAGCATGGAAGGCGAAGGCTCGGACGACATGGGCGAAGAAATGGCCGATGCTGACATCGAGGATCGTGTTGTTGACCTCGAAGACAAATTGGACGAACTCATGGCTGAATTTGAAGCACTCATGGGCGACCAAGGCGAAGCCGATGTAGACACCGAAATGGACATGGAAGTTGACAGCGATGACGGCATGACCGACATCGAAGTGGCCGACGACGAAATGGAAACCGAAGGCATGATGAAGATGCCCATGGAAGAAGCTATCAATTTGAAAGCTGCTCCTGCTCCTGTGAAATCAGAAGAAGCCGGCGTAAACAAGAAATCCACCGTGGCTGCTAACTCAGGTGCTGTTGGTGCTGCTGCACAGCCAGTTAAAATGACCGGCGATGTGGCACAGGGACGTCCTGCTCCTTCTACCAAGGATCTGATTGGCAAAGTGCAGAACACACCTGCACAGAGCACAGTCAAGCAAGAACCCGCAACAAAACCTCACCTTGCACAGGCCACCGGCGTCAACACAAAGACACCGTTTCCTAAGCAATAAGGAACCCAGGTAAATGGCTCTTTACCTCAGAGAAAATCTTACTTTCGACGCTGCCCGCATAGTTGTAGAAGGCAGCGAAGAAGGTAAGAACCTCTACATGAAGGGCATCTGCATCCAAGGCGGTGTGAAAAACGCCAACGAGCGTGTGTATCCTGTGAACGAGATCGAGCGTGCGGTGAAAACCTTGAACGAACAGATCACGTCGGGCTACTCAGTGCTGGGGGAAGTAGATCATCCTGATGATTTGAAAGTGAATCTAGACCGTGTAAGCCACATGATCACAGAAATGTGGATGGATGGCCCCAACGGATTTGGTAAACTAAAAATATTGCCCACACCCATGGGCCAGTTGGTTAAAACCATGCTGGAATCGGGTGTGAAACTCGGAGTTTCAAGCCGCGGTAGCGGAAACGTTAACGAGGCCAATGGACATGTCAGTGACTTTGAAATCGTCACTGTCGATGTTGTTGCCCAACCCAGTGCACCTAATGCATATCCCAAAGCCATATACGAAGGCATGATGAACATGAAATACGGTCATCATGTGCTGGAAATGGCTCGAGAAGCCGGGTCGGACAACAAGGTACAGAGATACTTGAAGAGCGAAGTAGTTCGCCTCATCAAAGATCTCAAAATCTAGGAGAAACGCATGTTAGATGCACTCAAACCCTTACTAGATAGCGATCTGATCAACGAGGAAACTCGTAGCGAGATTTCGGAAGCTTGGGAAGCCAAGATGACCGAAGCTCGTGAACAGGTACGTGCAGAACTCCGCGAAGAGTTTGCACAACGCTATGAGCATGACAAAACAGTAATGGTGGAAGCCCTGGATCGCATGGTAACAGAAGGTCTCACTGCAGAGATCTCGGCTGTGGCCGCTGAAAAGCAAGCACTAGCCGAAGATCGTGTCAAGTTCCAAAGCAAGATGAAAGAATCAGCCACGAAGTTCAACGACTTCATGGTCACTAAACTTGCAGAAGAAATTGGCGAACTCCGCAAAGATCGCCAGCAGCACAGCCAAGGACTGGAGAAGTTAGAAAAGTTCGTGGTACAAGCACTGGCCGGTGAGATCATGGAATTCGCACAAGACCGTCGTGACGTGGTGGAAACCCGCGTGCGTTTGGTCCGTGAAGCCCGTGGCCAACTGGAAGCATTGAAATCACGTTTCGTGAAAGAAAGTGCAGCCAAGATGAGTCACTCTGTAGCCCGGCATCTCAAGGCAGAACTCAGCCAATTGCAAGAAGACATCAAGATCGCTCGCGAGAACAATTTTGGTCGTCGCATATTCGAAGCATACGCTGCGGAATTTGGAGCCACACACCTGAACGAGAACGCAGCAGTACGCGAACTCAAAGGCATGGTAGCAGACAAAAACCGTCAGTTGGCCGAAGCCACCCAGACACTCGAGAAAGCCAAAGTCCTCGTGGAGTCTAAAGAGCGTGAGATCCGCATGATCAAGGAATCCAATGTACGCGAAAGCACCATGGAAGAATTGCTCGCACCTCTCAATGAGGAAAAACGAGAAGTCATGAAGAATCTCTTGGAAAGCGTCCAGACAGCACGTCTGAAAGGAGCTTTTGAGAAATATCTACCAGCAGTGTTGGCAGAGGGCAAAACAGTGAAAGCTCGATCGGTGATCGCTGAAAGCCATGTTGCAGTGACTGGTGATAAGAGTGTCAAGGTGATTGAAGAAGAGGATCGTTCCAACGTGATCGACATCAAACGCCTGGCAGGACTGTAATAGTAAACAAAGGAGACTTAAATGTCACAAGAACTATTAGAAAGCCGTTGGGACGAGACCAAAGAAGCCCTCATGGAAGGCCTCAAAGGCAGCCGTCGCAACACCATGGGTGTGATCCTCGAGAACACACGCAAGTACCTCAAAGAGAACGCATCACCTGGTTCTACTGTTTCCGGCAACATCGCCACGTTAAACCGTGTGATCCTGCCGGTGATCCGACGGGTTATGCCCACTGTCATCGCCAATGAGCTGGTTGGTGTACAGCCCATGACTGGTCCAGTTGGCCAGATCCATACCTTGCGTGTTCGTTACGCAAGCACGATGACAGACCAAACAGCAGCAGCAACTTCGGTTGTGGCTGGTGAAGAGGCCCTGTCACCGTTCAAGATCGCGACAGCATACTCTGCTGGTGCACGTGGCACAGACAACGCTGCCACAACACAGACAGCCGCACAAGGCTATGCTGGTGCACAAACAGCAGTGCTCGAGGGCAACGGTGGTCGTCAGATTTCCGTACAGATCCTCAAGCAAGCAGTTGAAGCAAAAACACGCAAACTGCAAGCACGTTGGACGTTTGAAGCTGCTCAAGACGCACAAGCAATGCATGGTATCGACGTAGAAGCCGAAATCATGGCTGCTCTTGCTCAAGAGATCACAGCTGAGATCGACCAAGAGATCCTGTTGAGCCTGCGTAGTTTGGCTTCCACAGAGTTCACATACAACCAGGCCACAGTGTCAGGTACAGCCACATTCGTTGGTGACGAGCATGCCGCATTGGCAGTTCTGATCAACCGTGTTGCTAACTTGATCGCACAGCGTACACGTCGCGGTGCTGGTAACTGGGCAGTTGTTTCGCCTGCTTCGCTCACAGTGCTGCAGAGTGCAACAACATCAGCTTTTGCACGTACCACAGAAGGTACATTTGAAGCACCTACGAACACCAAGTTCGTTGGCACGCTCAACGGTGCTATGCGTGTGTTTGTTGACTCTTACGCAT